CTCCAGCGCCGTGTCGATGGTCTTGTAGCCTGTCTGCCGCAGCGCGTGGATAAGGTTGTCCTCCTGGTAGCGGTACGGGTGGTGGTCCCTTCCCTGCGGCGACGTCGCGCCGGAGTCGTCCATCTTCACGCTGATGGCGTAGTAGCCGTCCGCGTACGCGAGGTTGGCCGTCGCGCTCTGCAGCAGTTCCAGCAGCGTGTCCATCACGGCGTTGCCTGTTCCGTCTTCGGCATAGTAGGCGGCCACGCGGTTGAACAGTTCCGTCCCGATGACGGGCACGATGTAGGTGGTCTCCGCCGCGGCGAGCGACGGGAGCAGGTTCTTGATGTTGAAGTTGACCGACACGGGGAGGTACTTCTTGAGTTCCTCCGCCTTGGTGTTCTTTGCTTGGCTGAATAGTCTCGGGTTCATCTTATTGGATTTTTTCTTCGGTCGAATGGCCTGTGTCCAGTGTGGTGAGCAGCAGGTTTCGGTATTTTATGTCAATGTATTTGTGCCCGTTGAAGCGGAGCATGGTTTCCACGGGGTCGAGCACGAGCTGCCGTTCGCAGTGGTTGAGGATGACCGACACCATGAAGGCCTCGCGGATGTCGGAACCGCTGCCGCTGTTTCCGGCGTACGCGCCTCCGGGCATCCCCGCCCCGAACACGGCGGGGTTGATCATCAGCGAGAAGAGGATTTCGGAGTTGGCGGCCACGCTGGTCGTCAGCTTTTCGTCCGCACTGGACTTGTTGTCGAGCTTGTTGACCTCCCATTTGCCGTCGCCGCGCCCCTGCGCGTCGTCTATGTAGGGCGTGAAGAACCCCTTGTTGGCGTTCTCCACCGAGCAGAGGTTCCTTTCCAGGTCCTCCAGCCAGCTCTCGTACTCCTTCTGCCGTTCCTCAGGGGTCATGGAAGCGTATTTCTCCTCGCTGAACTTGTTGTCGATGTAGGAGTACGGCACGTTGACGTGCCACATCAGCGACATGGCGTTCTTGTATATTGTTTTCAGGAACTTCGGCACTTCCTTGTACACGTCTATCCATCCGGATTTCTTCACCGCATCCCATGCGGGGAGGGCGTAGTAGTCGTTGTTCGAGAAGTAGTTCTTGAGGCGTGGGAACGCCACCGCCCCATTGCCTTTCAGTTTGCCGGTGTCCTTTCGCCACATCAGATCCTCCAGCGGCATCTTCTCGTCGAGCATGGGGATGACCCATGCGGTTTCGTCCGGGTCTCCGTGTTCGAAGTCGTTGTATACAAGGAGTTTTTCTTTCTTGACGCTGATTCTGCAGTGCCGGGCGTTGACGGTGTCCACGCGCACTATTTTGTCGCCTCCGTTGTTGAAGACCAACACGGGGAATGCGTTGCCGAACTTGAAGAGGTCTCGGAGGGCCTCGAACTGGTGGTTTCGGAACCAGTGGCTGTTGAGCATCTGGATCACGTCAAGGTCGTTGTACGGCTCGTATATCTCCTTGAACCGCTCGTCTATGCCCTTGAGCGTGACGGGCACCACGCCGCTGCCCGCGCAGGTGCGGCAGCGGTAGTCGATGCCCGTGTTGAGCACGCCGATGGACCCGACCAGCTCGGCGTTCCTTCCCGGCCAGTTGTTGTCGTAGCCCCACGGAACGTAGTCAGTCCCGTTGAAGTTGAACCAATCCTCCGCTTTCTCGGTCGTGGCTTTTTTCTCGCGGCTGCTTCTGTCGTCGTAGGCGGTCACCACTGCGGTCTTGCCCACCATGGCCAGCGGTATGAACTTGTTGTTGGTGAGAATCTTTGTCATAGTGTCACTCGTTGTTCGTTGAATGTCCGTATGAAGTCGATGCGCACGGGTATGGGGTGCCCGACTGGAAGCCCGAGGATGTCGTGTTCCTGGATCCCGCGCATCCTGTTGGCTTTCATGTCCATTTTCAGCCCGCAGGTCTGCGCCCTTTGGACGAATCTTACCTCCCCGTTCCTGGTGTAGAAGGATATGGAGAAATAGACCGGCTTCCCGCCAGCCTCTTTGATTTCCATTTCTTTCAGCGCCATCGCGCGTTTGATTTTCTTCATTTGGTGAAATTTTCGGCAAAATTACTTCGGATTGGCCGGATGGGTTGGGAACAAAAAAAAGGCTCCGCGGATGCGGAGCCTTGTTCTTGTCAATCTTTTTTAATCAGAATTTCGACCATTCTTCTATGCTGTTCCCCGGATTCTCCCAGAAGCGTTTGGCACGCTTCATCATGGCGGCCGTCTGGGCGGCCGTGAGGGTTTCCATCTTCTTGATCATCGTCCCGAGGTCGGCGCCGTGGCGGGTGAGGGTTCCTTCGAACTTCTCGCCGTCCTCTACGGTGGCCATCATCAGGTTCTTGACGCAGATGTACTGCGGCACGAGCATCTGGCTGTTGACCAGGTCTATGAGTGCGGTCCACTCTTCCGGTGTGAATTTCCCCCTCAGCTCCTCTTCGGAGTATTTGAGCAGCTGCTGGTGCTCCTCGATTATTCCGAGGACTGTCTGGTTGATTCCTTGGTCGTTGGAGGAGAGTCTGTCGTACATCTCCTCCTGGATTCTTAATGTAACGTTCTTGCTCATAATTTGTGGTTTTTATTTCGCGGCAAAAATACAAAATAAATCAATATGCACACACTTTGCAATTATTTTTATTTGCAAAGTGTGTGCAGCTTCAAAGCAGTGCTTCTATCGTTTCCGCTTTATAAAGCCTTCCCGGTGCCAACGGAGTCAGAAAGTCGAATCTGTCAATCCATATTTCAATGGCAGGAAGTGTTCGGTATAAAAATCGTTCCTGAAGTCTTATATCCAGTATTCGGTATGGCCCGTGTAATGTAAAAGTGAAGTCCAACGGCTCTTGATAGTATGCCATGTTCCCGACATACGCTTCCCATGAGCTGTTGTTGTATTTGTTTCCTGCGGTGGCGTGATTCAATTTTTTTCCTGTCGCGGGTTCATAGTAGCGGAAGTACTTTTGTGCCGTGTCCCTTTCGTTGTCTTCTGGTGTTATTATCAGTTCCTTCATTACTGTTATTTTCCCGTCGCTCATTTTCGCAAGGAACCGTTCCATCGTACTCAGTCCACTTTTCATTTCCTCGTCCAACGGCACCCGTCCACTTTGCATTTCCGTGTCCACTGTCACCCGTCCACTTTGCTTTTCCCCGTCCACCGGCACCCGTCCACTTTGCATTTTTCCGTCCATCGGCATCAGTCCACTTTTGTTTTTAGACGTTCTTGTTTTTCCCATTTTTTTGCTTTTTTGTCTGTATTTGTCATTCCTATCACTGCTATGTCGCATTTTCTGCCGAGAGCTTTCTTTGCCGCCTTTGCTGTCATTCCGCTGTCATATACATTGTCGATCAGTACGATTTTTTCTCCTTTCCCCGGTTTGTATTGTTTCCGGAACACTGGTTCTTTCGGTTTTTTCCCTGCCCTTTTCATTTCGCACAGTCCGTCCCGTACATCTCCCCTGAGGCAGTTTTCCACTTTGAGACCGCTTTTTTTCGCTGTTCTTATTGCCAGCATCAGTGTGTATGCCGCGTATCCGAACCTTCCAGGTACCGGCACGAGTGTGCTTCCTTCGGGTATCATTGTTGAGAGTGCCTTTGCCGCTTGTTCAATATATTCGATTTCTCCTTCCTTGACTTTGCGGCACATCGTTCTGTATGTTCTGTATTCTCCCATGGCGATGATTTTCATGACTTTCACAATGTTTGTTTCAGATCATCCCTTCTTCTGCGAACGAATAGTATTTGTCTTCTGTCACTATGATATGGTCTATCAGGTTTATCGAGAAGATTTCCAATGCGGTTTTGATTTTCTCTGTCAGATTTTTGTCGTTTCTGCTTGGCTTTGTCGAACCGCTCGGATGGTTATGCACGAGTATCACCTGTGTGGCCAGTGTGTCCAGCGCCGCTTTGCATACCAGTCTTGCGTCAACGGGTGTGTCCGACACTCCTCCCTGCGATATCTTCATCCATCCTATGATCATTCCTGCGTTGTTTATCATCATCATGAAGCAAGATTCGTATAAGTTTATGTCTTCATGATAGAACTCCATGGCGTAGTTGTATGCGTCCACCGAGCTCTTCACGTACGCTTCCTTGAAGCATTCCGTTTTTTTAGCTTTTATTTCGTATCTGTATGATTCCATCTTTTTTTTCGCCGGTGTTATCCTCTTGGCTCTTGAGTTCTTTTTGAAAAATGCACTGAATACGTGTCGTGCGCAACTTTTGTTCTTAAATCAGGTAGTTGTCCAGGAATTTGTTCATTGCTATGTTCTGGGGCAGGACGTTCGGTATTTCCATTTTGTCCGCTTTGTACAGTTCGGTCGCGGTGTTGTATATGTCCCACAGCGTCACTGTTCCCTGTTGTTTCTGTTTTATCAATAGTGCTTCCGTGAAAGTGCTGATTTGCGTCTGGTTGAACGGATATGTGTCTTTCATACGGATGTCCGGGTTCGAGCTGTCGTGCGCCACCCTCATTGCTGTCAGTTCCCCGATGATCTGAAGCACTTGTTCCGGTCTCATGACTGTTTCTCTCATTCTTCGGATGTACTCCTGTTCCTCTCCGATGATTTTCCCGCTTTCCGCCATCCATCTTTCAACTTCTTCGCTTATTTGGTTCATGTCCCGTTTGTTCCTTCCGTAGTTCGAAACCATTCTGTCTGCCCCGATGATGCACTGGTTGTGGCAAATCTTCACCATTGTCCCGTATGCCACTTGTATTCCGTCTTGATGGAACGCCACGGCCAGGTTAGATGTGAACTCTTCTGTGTCGTAGTCGAGTATTCTGATGTTGGCGTACACTCTTCTCAGCACATGCGCTTCCACCGCTTTGTAGCCGTATCTTTTTTCCACTTCCGGCAGCAGGACCACTCCCGGTTGCGATTTGTCTCTGTTCTGTGCCGCGAAGATCTCCTCTATTTTCATCTTCAGCCCGTGTCTTTCCGCGATGTCCCTGCACATCTCTATCACTTGCCAATGGTACATCCCTTTGAGCGGGTGACCCATGATGTCGTTTTCCTCGTGTGTCCTCTTGAGTTGTTCAAGAGTCAGTGTCTGCACTTTCGCTTTTTCGAAGTCCAGGAATTCTGTGTTTAAGTTTGTTATTTGTTCCATTTTTTTTGATTTTAAGTGTTTTTGTTCTTTTTATGCACGCATTCTTTCTTCATTCATTCTTTCGTTCTCTTCAATCCGTTTTTTCAGTCCTTCTTTCACGAACTCGTTGATTTTTTCGGTGAGCCCTGGCATCAGAATTGTGATGTCGCACGTCTCTTTGAAGCTTTTCATTTTCATTATCCCTTTCCATTCCTGCGTTTTCCCTGCTTCCGGATATTTCACCTCTTCTATCATTTCCTCTATCGCTGGGATGTCCGCCCCTGATGTGTATTGCGCAATCCCCAGTATGGTTTCCGCCACCGATACTTGGGCTGTCGTGTCTCCGTGGATTTTCTGTTTGCTTTTGAATTCGAACGTCCTTAACCTTTCTGTATCCTCTATCCAGCTTCTGTCTTTGTTCATCCTCCAGCTTATTCTTGTCGCGCATTCCACCACGGCGGCTCTTTTTGTCAGCGCTATCACGTAGCACATTTCATCGATTTCCCCTCCTGTCGCATTTTTGCCGTTGAATTGGTTCTTTATCCCCGCTGTCCATCTTTCCGCTCCGTAATTTCTGTTGTTCCAGAATTTTCCCGCTGCTATCTGGCATACCTTTTCCAATACGCATTCGTCTGTGTCTTTCCTCATTTCTTCCGGGGTTCTCATTCCTCGATAGCTGTTGTTTCCGTACCAATCCTGGATTTTCGGGTCGATTTTTCTCATGTTCTCGTTCAACTCTCTCATTCTGTCGTACATTTCGTCGTACGATTTTATTGTTTTCTCCCTCAGTTCTGCCAGGCGGACTATTTTTTCCGTTTTTTTGTTTCCGAGCACTTTCGGGGCCCATTCCATGAATTTTTCCATGAATTTTTCCATTTGTTTCTCCTTTCTTCTATCTATTGTGATATCCTACACTTTTTTCCTTTTCTTCGATTGATTTGTAGAACCTGGCCAGTGATTCTTTGAGTTCTTTCCACTCTTCGTGCCTGATGAGTTCTCTTTTTTCGTGTCTCACGGCTATCACTGTTGCCGCGTTTATCACGCTGTTTGTCGATTCGTTCATATCCGTTTCTTTTTATTTTGTAAAACAAAGGGGAAAGGATTTCTCCCTTCCCCTTTCTGTTTGCTATCTGAGGATTTCATCTTCGAGGCTCTTGAGTTTGCTTTCGATTTTGACATCCAGCCATTCGCAGAACTCCTTCAGGATTTCCCTGTTGGAGATGTTGAACATGTCCTTGAACTCTGCGTTGTAGCCGACCGATGAAAGTTTCTTCAGCGTCAGCTTGCAGAAGTCCACCTCGAAGTCCTTGGATTTCTCCAGCTTCGACTTGAGCTCTTTGAGTTCCTCCCTTGTGTTGATGAGCACTTGGCGTTTCTTCGAGGCCTCTTCCCTCTCTTTGCCTGCCTCGATGATTTTCTTGATCATCCGTTCGCGCTCCACCGGGTCTTGGATTAAGTTCGCCGGTTTCGTCGCCGGTACAATCTCCGCACCCTTTGAGTCTGCCGCGGCTCCTGCGATGGCCTCTGCAATCTGCTCTTTCGTCTTTGCGAGGTCTTTCGAATCAAGCACCACAGCGGTGGTTTCGATGGTGTTGTTCTGGTTCTTGTTGGTTTCGTTGTTTTTCTTCATTTTGATTGATGCCTGTGTTATCCTCTTGGCTCGTGAGTTTTTTTGTTGGATTTTTTTTGTTTGGCTTTTCAGTTTGCCGCGCCCGAAATCGTTCGCGGGCGGCTGGCGCGTTTGCCTGCCCGTTGCTGTTGTCGTCCGCCCTGCGGCGGTGCTTTGGTCTTCCCGATACTGGCGGCCTCGCGGTTCCCGCCCTGCCACCGTGCCGCACTTCTCGCGGTGGCTGCTTTGTTGCTTCGATGCGGTTTCAGTCTTTCAATGAACGGACCCGAAAAAATACGGGTTGGGTCGCGGCGGGGTCCTGGTACACTCTTTTTGTTTTGTCCTTTTCTGCTTCTTTAGTTGTCCGGTGCGTTTCCCGCTTTCGCCGTTGTCGCGGGGCGTCGGTGCTGTGCCTCAACCCTTTAACAATGCACAAATATACAAAAAATATTGATACCGTCAACACATAATCAAAAATACTTTCATCTTTTTTAATCGAAAATGTCAATACGTAATCAAAAAATCTTATCTTTGCCGCCTCAAACAAACAGCGATGGACGAAAAAAAATTTTCCGAGAAAAAAGCCTCTCGCGGCGGTCGCCGCGAAAACGCGGGGCGTAAAGCCCCCGATGGGAAAAAGGCCGTGAATTTGAACATCCGCACAACTCCCGATTTTCGCATAAAATTGAAAGAGTTGGCGCAAAATGAAAAAATGAGCGTTTCGGATTTCCTGCGGTATCTCGTCACGGACTTCGAGAGGCGGCAAAATTCATGAATAAGCGGGCGCGGCTTTCACGGCTTCGCCCGTTTTTTGTTTTTTGTCGCTTTCTTTCATTGTTATTTTATGGTTTTGTAAGTCCTTTAAAGCTAATTTGAAAAGCTCGGCGCGTATGCCGCGCCGATACTTCCTGTATGAAGTCGCCCGCCTCACGCCCTACCCCGTGAGGCGCGCGCCCGCACCCCCGAACACGCAAATATGAGAGGCTGCACAGCGTCAGACAGCAGCCGCCACAGTGACTGACACAACGAGCCGCGCCCCGATGGCGACCGCCGCCACGGCGGCACGGCTGGACGGACGGCGACCACCGCCACGGCGGCACGGCTGGACAGACGGCGACCAGCACCACGGCGGCACGGCTGGACGGATGGCGACCAGCACCACGGCGGCGCGGCTGGACGGATGGCGACCAGCACCACGGCAGATAAGTATAATTGCCTTATATTCAGTATATTATAAAAACAATTATTTGTATAATGCTGATATTCAATTTGTTATAAACTATAAAAAAAAACCGCGTTCGGTTTTTGCAAGAAAAACCCGATTTTGCGCGACTTGCTGATTATCAGCGAGTTATAGAACGCTATAACATATTGATATTCAACGCGTTGCGTGAAATTTGGCGGATTTATACGGGTATAACACCCACGGCAACGGCACACGATATTTTTTTTATCCATTGTATTGTAACTAATTGGAATACAGAAAATTAGGAACGATAAAAAGATAAAAATAATTTTGATTATGTGTTGACAGTATCAAATAAAATACTATCTTTGTAGTGGGTTGATGCAACGACAGCCCGCCCGCGTTCCTTGACATCTTGACAGACAGAGCGACACCCAATTTTTTCAACATATCAAAATTTTCCTTTTAAAGTCTCGGGGGTGTGTGGATGAACCCCCACAAGATTATGACGTATAACGAAACAGTCAGCAGAGCACGCAGAAGCAACACAGACAACCGCCTCGCAAATTTGCAGGCCGTGACCAACGCCGCCCGCCGCGCACACAAGAACGTGAGCGCGAACGAGGCCATTGCCCTCTACTGTGGCGTACACTTCCGCAACCTGCGGAGTTATAAACAATGTGTTGACGAGCTTGGACTAACAGCCGAACAGATTCACACGTTGCCCGCCATTGATATTTGGGGCGCGAACAGTCCCGAATGGTGCGAACGGACGGGCGCGGCGCGGTTTTTCCCGAAAGCGGCGTTTGATTGCACCGACTTTTTAAAAGTTGACAACCACGAACCCGCCGCCGACATCCCCGCCGAACCGCTGGACAACACCGCCACCGCGCCAACATCCGACCTGCTGAGCAGGTCGCAAGAAGCGGAGGACATCGCCGACAGTTTTTTCAACGGCGAAACGCCCGCCACGGCGGAAACGTCCAAGACGGCAAAGAAGCGCGGCGGGCGCGGCAAGAAATCAGCCGCCCCCGTGGAAGTCGCCACGGTTGACGACCTGCCGTTTTAAACCGTTGCGGTGGTTGGGATTCCCCGACCACCGCAACCCGCCCACCTGCCGGACGGCCCGCCAGGGCCTTGACCGGCAGGTACAAACCAAAAAATCCTTTTCAAAAAAAAAAGATCCGCGCAGCGGACCGCAACGATAAATTGATTATCTTTGCAAAACAAAACAAACAAATAACAATTAAAACTCATGAGCCAAGAGGATAACACGGGCGACAGACATTATGACAAACAACAGCGACAGCAGAATCGTGGTGGCCTTCCATGTAGGACGCGGAGGCCAATTCCACAACCCGGGTCACAAGACCTACAAGGGCGAAATCAACTTCGCCCAGCTGTGCAATTCGCAGAATCAGTACCTCTACGAAGTCAATCGCGACAGCAACGGGCGGTTCTGCCGTCCTTACCTGATCGATGCCGGAGGCAGCACGGCAGTCACACCTGACGATTACGGCAAGGATGTCGGAGTCATCAACTACGACTTCGAATACGACAAATGGATATGCTGCTACATCGACGAATGCGATGACAGCGAGTTGATGATGATCTATCAGGCCGGGGAAACCTGGACAGATGCATTCGATTTCGCGAAGAACAAACTTAGCGAAGATGGGATGATCAACGATGCGCATGAAGTCGATGAACTCATAGACAGCATAGCCAATTTCGGTGGAGACCCATATCTGGTTGAGACGGATGAACAAGCACAGGAACTACTCGAATCTATCAAATCCACCGCATCTCTGCGCAAGATCGTCAGAGGTGACGAGGATTTCGAAATGTACATGAAGCGTTTGGATCTCACGGATGAAAACAGACCTGCAGCAATCTACAGCGGTGTTGACGGAAGCGAGTTTTGTTTCATTTACGCGAACGATTACATAATCAGATAATATGAAACGCTACGAAATCACCATCGTTTTCAAGGACGGCACGCGGTCGGATAACCGCGTGACCGCCCGGAACCGCAAGGATGCCGTCGCGCGGCTGATGAACAACGAACACTTCCGCGCCTTCAGCGACGGCAAGGCGGTGGACAGCATCGACGTGAAGCCTATCCACATCGAGCCCGTGGACGATACCAGGTTCACCGTCCGCACCATCCGCAACAAGAGCGGATGGTATATCGTCGAAGACTCCGTGACCGGAATCCGGGTAGAGTGGAAGAGGGGGATGTACAACGAGACCAACCGTCCGATGCATCCGCGCGAAGAGATGCCCGCAATTGAGAATGCCACCGCACTCCGGGAGATCGGCGAGTATCTCTACAGCAACTTCCGGAACCTCCTTTGAGACTTGAGGGGAATTTTGATATGTTGAAGGGCGTGCCGCAAGGCACGCCCTTTGAGTTTCAGCCCATGCTGGTGCGGACGAACGGCCGCACCTTCTTCCCGACCGAATCCCCGTATTTGGTCCACATCAGTTTGTCAATCGCGTCCGAAAAGTGCGTGGCCTCCTCGGGCAGCACTCCGGAGGAGGGCTTCTCCGACCGTTTGTCCTTCTTGAAAACGTTGCCGCCGTACACCATCCGGGCGTTGTTCATCGAGATGACCGTGTAGCGGCAGCGGTTGCCGTTGATGCGGAACCGCACGGGGCACGACGGCCGCTCGGAGAGTATCTCCTGCCACAGAAGGTGTTTGTCGCTCATCGGCGGCTCGGCGCGACGGTGCACCTTGGCGACCACGTTCCATCCGTTGCGGCGGAGGATGTCGATGGCCTGGTCGTTGTAGGAGCGGGAGTTGACTACATTGGGGTTGCGGTGGTCGCCGTATCGGTCGCGGTAGAAGTAAAGCGTCCTGTTGCGGTGTCCGGCATAGTAGCGGCAGAATCGGTTGCAGATGTCGTCGATGACGGTGTCCGAGCCGTCCGGCTTGGCGAAAAACTCGTTGATCTGGTAGAGGTAGTCGCCCCGGAAGTCGGCCTCCGGCTTGTAGCCCGGTGTGGCCGCGACGAACGGCAGCTCAATGCGGTAGGTCTGGCAGACCACGAACAGCGAGATCTGCGAGCCCCAGTCGGGGGCGATTTCCAGCGGACGGTCGGGGTCGTAGTCACGGTCGAACCTGGCGCTCTCGATCTTGCCCGAGAATCCGAGTTCCGCATGGGAGGTGAGCCCCGCCTCCTCCATGGCCTTGACGTCGTAGCCAGTGTAATAGACGTGCCGCTGCTCGTCCAAGTTGTAAAAGCAGTCCTCGACCCTCTCCACGTAGAGGTTGAGGATTTCGATAAGGAACTCGAGGTTTGTGAGCGCGTCGCGCTGGTCCTTGATGTACTTAAGCCCGATGTTGGCCAAGTTGTCGAAGGCGTTTGCAACGTAAAATAGGGTGCCGTCGTCGGAGAGCTTCGGCGGCATCTGCCGCCGGATTTCCTCGATGTCGTTCCAGCACTCGGCGAACTGTTTCGGGATTTCGGTGTCCAGCAGCTGCTGCTGCAGGTGGACGATGCGGTTCCAGACCTGCATGATTTCAACTCCGAATTTCTCGCGGTAGTACTCCGCGAACTTGAAGACCCAGCGCCCCTCGCGTGTGTAGGGCATGGAGGTGGTGAGGTCGAATCCGTGGTGCAGGTGGCAGGCGTGGTGCGCCCCCTTGCCGAAATGCTCCAGGTTGCCGCGGTTCGTAGGGAAGGCCACTTTGAGCAGCTTCTGCTCGCTGAGCAGCAGCACCTCGTCGGCCATGATTTTGTCCACGTTCACGCCGCGCATGTTGTCGCTCTCGGTTTGGGAGAACATGGCCATCTTGGTGCCGTTCGCTATCGATATGCAGTTCTCGTACTTTTCGATTTTGCCGTAGCTGTCCTCCCACCTTTCAGGCGGGCGGCGGTTGACCACGTAGTTGCCGTCTTTGACGTAGCCGAACTTCTCCAGCGCCGACAGCATGGTCTGGAAGGTGCCGGTGTAGCCCACGCCGAAGGTCTTGACAGGCATCCCGATCATGCAGCGGGGCATGAGGCGGATGGCCTCGTCGAGGCGCTG